ATATATGCCAAAGTTATTATTGAATCAAATTACTATAAGTCCTGCGGACCCAATGGAAGAGGTTGATTTGGCAACAGGAACTGCAACAGTTGGTTCAAGTGAATCCTCAATTTATCGTTTTCCGGGAAAAGGGACATCAGAATATACTGCAAAAATAAAAATAGATTACTCCACAAACAATAGTACGTTTGGTCCGAGTGATTTTATTATAATCAATATTTAAGAATTTATGGCAAATCGTAATATATCATATACTACAAGAGACTTTCAGGGGATTAGAACCGAGTTATTAAACTATGTTAGAACATATTATCCTGAATTAATTCAAGATTTTAACGACGCATCGGTATTCTCCGTGTTTTTAGATTTGAACGCAGCGGTTGCGGACAATTTACATTACCATATTGATAGAAGTATCCAAGAAACGGTATTACAATATGCTCAACAAAGGTCTTCAATTTATAACATAGCAAGAACTTATGGGTTAAAATTACCGGGACAAAGACCTTCGGTTTCTTTAGTTGATTTTTCAATTACCGTTCCTGCATTTGGAGATAAAGAAGATGAGAGATACCTTGGAACTTTAACAAGGGGGTCTCAAGTGGTTGGTGCTGGTATTGTTTTTGAAAATGTTTACGATATTGATTTCGCTTCACCATATAATGCTCAAGGATTCCCAAATAGATTAAAAATTCCAAACTTTAATGCTAATAACGTGTTAATAAATTATACGATAACAAAACGAGAGTTAGTTGTTAATGGTATTACAAAAGTTTTTAAACGAGTTATAACTCCAAATGATGTTAAACCATTTTTTGAATTATTTTTACCTGAAAAAAATGTTTTAGGTATTACAAGTGTGTTACTAAAAAGTGGAACTGAATATACTAATATTCCATCAAGCGCTGAGTTTTTAAGTCCAGTGAACAAGTGGTATGAAGTGGATTCATTGGCTGAAGATAGAATATTCATTGAAGACCCAACAAAAGTGTCTGACCAACCTGGTATTAAAGTTGGAAAATATATTCAAACACAAAATAGATTTATTTCGGAATATACTTCTGAAGGATTTAAAAAATTAACATTTGGTGGAGGGACTAATACCGCTCAAGATGCTTTAGACCAATTTACAACAGTTGGAGCAACAATTGATTTACAAAGATATACAAATAACCTTTCATTAGGTTCTGCATTAGTACCAAATTCAACTTTGTTTATTCAATATAGAGTTGGTGGTGGATTGGCAACTAACTTAGGTACGAATGTAATTAATCAAATTGGAACCGTTAATTTCTTTGTTAATGGTCCTTCTGAATCAACAAATTCATCAGTCGTTAATTCATTAAGATGTAATAATGTTACCGCGGCAATTGGTGGTGCTGGTACACCATCATTAGAAGAGATTAGAAATTATGTTTCCTTTAATTTTGCAGCTCAAAAAAGAGCGGTGACGGTTCAAGATTATGAATCAATCATTAGAAACATGCCATCAGAGTTTGGGGCTCCTGCAAAAGTTTCAATCACAGAAAATGATAATAAGATTTTAATTCAGTTATTATCATATGATACATCAGGAAAACTTACCAATATAGTTTCTGACACGTTAAGACAAAATGTTGCAAATTATTTATCAAATTATCGAATGATGAATGATTATATATCAATATTAACTGCTGAGGTAATCGACTTGAGTATTGATGTTCAAATTGTTTTAGATTCTGCACAAAATTCAGGGCAAGTAATTGCTGATGTTGTTGATAGAGTTTCATCTTATTTTAACCCACAAGTTAGGGAATTAGGTCAAAATGTTAATCTATCAGAATTGAAAAGTATTGTTCAAAATCAAAATGGGGTATTAAGTGTTGCGGGGTTAAATGTGTATAACAACGTTGGGGGTCAATATTCGTCGGCTGAAACATCAATGGAATATTCTAATCCTGAAACAAAAGAAATTGCTCCGGTTGATGATACAATATTTGCTCAACCATCTCAAGTATATCAAGTTAGATATCCAAATAAAGATATTCGAGTTTCTGTTAAAAATTTCCAATCAATAACCTTCTCATAACAGGTTTATTTCTGACGTTATCGAATTATAATTAAAGTAGTGTGTGCATTCCTTGAAAAGTAACACATAAACTATTTATAATTAAAAGAATTGAATGGGTCAGTCATATAGAATTAAAACCGAATTAGGTGTAAACAAAACAATAAATGTTCAGTTAGACCAAGATTTTGAGTTTTTAGAAATTTTATCCTTAAAAATACAACAAGCGGATATCTACACAAGAAGTTGTGCCGAGTATGGTGTGATTGTTGGTAGGGTTACTGCAAATAATGGTTTTGGTATTCCAAATGCAAGGGTTTCAGTGTTTATACCGATTAGTGACGTTGACCAATCAAATCCGTTAATATCAAGTATATATCCATACAAATCACCTACAGATAAAAATGAGGATGGTTATAGGTATAATTTATTACCTTACGAAAAATCATATTCTGCTCATGCTGCTACAGGGACTTTACCGACAAGAGATGATGTGTTAACCGGGTCAACCGCAGTTGAAATATACGACACATATTACAAATATACCACCAAAACAAACGAAAGTGGGGATTACATGATTATGGGGGCACCATTAGGTACTCAGACCTTAGTTATGGATGTTGATTTATCTGATATTGGTGAATTTTCACTTACTCCACAAGATTTGATTAGAATGGGATTAGCGTCTGAGGGACAAGTTGCAGGAAATAGATTCAAAACTTCAAATGATTTAAGTTCTTTACCTCAAATTATTTCATTAACAAAACAATTAGATGTCAGTCCGTTATGGGGTGACCCTGATATTTGTCAAATTGCTGTGAGTCGTGTTGATTTTGATTTAAGAGATGATGCAAACGTAGATATTCAACCAACATCTGTTTTTATGGGGTCAATTTTTTCGTCGGGTGATAAGTTTAGAGTTAGAAAAAATTGTAGACCAAAAGATAATTTGGGTAATTTGTGTGGTTTAACTACAAGTCCGGGTCAAATTCTTGCTATTAGACAAACAATTCAACAAGATAGTGATGGTAATCCTATTTTAGAAGAATATCAATTAGAACAATCAGGTAATATTATTGATGGTAATGGGGTTTGGATGACAGAACTACCAATGAATTTGGATTATTTTATAACTAATGAATTTGGTGAGAAAGTGATTTCAAATGACCCAACAATTGGTATTCCGACAAAAGGAAAGTATCGTTTTAAAGTGAAATGGCAGCAACCAAATGATTTAAGTCTTCAAACTAGACGCGCTTATTATTTGGTTCCAAATGTTAAGGAATATGGGTGGAGTAATCCTGATAATGACCCAACTTATTCGACAAATCAAGACACTTTAAAACAACAACAAAGTTCATATTATTTTGGATTAGATTGGAGTGGGTATACTAATGGATTTGGTGTAAAAAAAACCGAAAGATTAGATGAAATTATAGATTGTGAAGACACATTTTATCAATTTGATTTTAATAAGGTTTATACTGTGTCATCATTAATTGACCAATATAAAAAAGGTGCTAAAGGTAGGTTTATCGGTATTAAAGAAATTGATGACGATAGTTGTGATAGTAGTGTTAATAAATTTCCGGTGAATGATGGATTTAGGAATTTTGATTTACTTTTCTTTGTTTTCTCAATTTTGATGATTGTTATTCAACCAATAGGGTTGATTGTGATAACGGTTGCTCACATATTAATTTGGTTAAATAATTTATTTAGAAGTTTTTTATGTTCAATATCGAAAATTAGAATTGCTAGATTTAGACCATTTAAAAAATGGAGAAAATATTGTGGTAGAAAAGATTTTACCATAAGACTCCCAATGATTACTTATCCTGATTGTCAGGCTTGTGATTGTAAACAAGATTTAACAGAGGGTCAGGATAGGGAGGAAAATGGTGGTGCTAACGGTGTGTTATCCCCTGTTTCATCGCCTGAATTTTATGAAACTTTATTAACTAGTGTGTATTTTTCTGCTGATACTGAAAATGGTTCGGATTTTGCGACAATGTATAGTGAAGGTATGTCGGGATTAGGGTTAGTTAATTACAAACCGGACAATACTAGATATAAATTACCGTTGTCTCAACGTTTATTAAACTCATTTGTTGCGTCTCCGGATTTACCAATTGGTGAGAGAATCAATCTTTTTAATCAAAGAAGTTCGTATTTTAGAAATCAAAATAAAATTAAAGTTACTTTTGCGAAAGATTTTAACTTAGATAAACATCACTATGATAATACTATAACACTTTTATCTGAGGAACAATTTGATGTAGGAGAACTTTTAACTTTTGTTGACATATCTAACACTACTGACCCTAATTTCTTATACTCAGGTGTGAGTTCGAATGGTGTGATTATTAGAGGAATTTCAGGTGAGACTTATAACGGAACGGGTGCAACACAAATAAATGTTTCATATGCGGTGAACCAAACAGAAAACATCTCAACACCTGTTATATATAATTTACCTTATGGTTCTGGTAATACTAACTATAAGTTTCCTACTGATATTGAATATTATCAAGTGGTTACTGCGTTAACCGTGTCCCAAGCGGCTCAAATTTGGAATACGGGGACAACCCAATCGTTTGGTAATGTTATTAATACACCAACAAGGTTACCAAGATATGGTGATGTTGGGGGTTTTTGGACACTTTATGATACAAAAGTTTTAAATCCGTTTGAATGGTTTGAGAATTCTCAAAATCAGTACATATTAATTTTACAGAGAGGTGTTGACCCTTATTCACCAAAATATACTAATGAATATCGTCTAGGTACTTTATTTGGTGTTGGAGAGGATGACCCTAATTGGACTTTTACTGCCGAGACTCGAGTTAATATACCGATACAGAAACTAAATGTTTCTAATATGTCAGTACAACCATACAATCAGGATGAAATGTACTATCCGTCATATTTTTTCAAACCGGGAACGACATCGACTTTAACGGAAGGGCAATCTTTCACAGGATTTACAACAACTACAACTGCGTACTACGGTTCTTTAGATGCAACAACAAATCCTCTACCGGTAGGTTCTACGTTGTTAGGAGCTCAACCTGCAGGAACGTTAGGTAATGCATTAAGAATTAACAGGTTCTCAGGTTCATTTAATGATAGTGATGGTGCTTGTGGTAATATTAATACTAATACTGATAATCTATTTGTTCCTAATAATGCGAATAATCTCTATCCTAGAATAGGAGTGACTTTGTACAATGACTATGACTCAAATTTTGGTATAGGTTTTACAAACCGTTTCAATGGACAAAATAAATGGTGGAGAATGAATTGGGATGGTTCGATTTATGCTGTGAAAGTTAATACTATAGGTGCGGTAACTGATTCCATTCCTTGTACTATTTCTGGTGTTCCTATTGTTATGTCAAAAACAGGTAATGCGTTTTGGTATTCTCAGGCTAATAGCTCTCAGTATGATAATAGTGAAGATTTATCAGGGATGGGTGTTATGTATGCGAAGTATTTAGAACAATTTAGAATCACTGGTGATGATTATAATACATTTCTAGGATACACTTATAGTACCTCAACATTCTTTTCGTTAACTAACTCAGCAATGACTATATCTAATGGTGTTAATAATGTATTGAGAACTGACAGATTACCATCATCAGATGGGCTCGACGGAGGTTCTTTTCAAACCAATCCTGCATTATTACAACAAAACCTTAATTTTAACATTTATACTATAATTGCGGATGATGAAACAATATCTACTCAAG